TTCTTGTTTTTTTGCCATAATATAATATATAATAAAATTAATAAAATAAAAGGCCGAGGCCGAAGCCCCGGTCTTTTTTATAAAAATGCTTACTTCATTAACATAAAGTTATTAGCACCTTGAGTAATTAAACATCTTTCAGTTAAGAAGTGTAGTTGCATTGCATCTAAAGCAGATGTAGCAGCGCCTACAGAACCAGTAACCCATGACTTCATTCTTCGGTCATCAGTTTGTGAAGCTCTAAATCTTACATGTAAGAAAGGACGTCTCATACTAGCACCAACAGTTTGATCATAAACTGAAGAAACACCAGCAGGAATTAAGACACCTCTTATAGCGTTAGTTGCATTAGCGTCATTAATACCACCCCTAGTAGCTTTGTCGTTTAAGTATCTAAAGTCAGACTTGTAGAAGTCGTAAGAACCTCTTCGGAAACCTGAGAAACCTAAATTAAGAGCCATATCTTCAGAGTTGTTAAATACTCCATAAGAAGTACCACCAGCACCGTAAGAGTTCATAGAAGCTAACATATCATCAATAGCTAAACTAGTTGATCTGTTAACAAACATCATATACTCTTCAATAGCACCTTGAGAGTCAAACTCAGCTAAAATAGCATCAAACTCAGCTAAATCAGTAGCAGCGTTAACACCAGTTACACCAGTAGTAATATTACCTCTTGATTCGATAGCAGCAAATAAACCTTCAGTACCAATTTTATTACCATTACCATTAATTAAAAGGTCAGCGTTAGTAGCAGCTGTGTCATCTAAACCTATTTCACTTTCTAACATTGCCATTTCAATATAGTCAGTAAAACGTGCTCTAGTGTCAGCTTCAGCTTTTAAGTACCACAAGTAACCAGAAGCACCCATTTCAGAGGAAACTTCAACCCAACCAATTCTAGAAGCGTCAGAACCTGAAACTTCATAGTAGTCTTTCATTATAATTGGCTTGTTTTGAAAAGATTTAAATCTTGGCTCGTTAGCACCTCTTGTGTCAGTATCAGCAGCTGATGCATCGTGATAATTAGTACCTTTACCAAACTCAGAACCATAAACTAATATAGTAGTAGCTTGATCTGTGTTTGTTGCTGTACCAAGTGCAGCAGCACCATAAGGAGCTAAAGTAACATCATCTGTAGATACAGCTGTAACTAAACATTTTGTAACTTGATTAGCATCAGCCACGATAACAGTATCATTAACTCTAATACCGTGTCTAACTTCACTGTGGCCGTTAGAAATACCAGAGTTATCAGAATCAGCACCGTCAATATCAGCTTGAACTAAAAATGAAGTAGTATCTGTTAATTTACCTTTATAAGAAAAGTGTAATCTACCTTGTTCTGACCAAACAACTTGATCAGCAGTCATAGCTTCTTCAGCACCAACTTGTGCTAAGAAACCAGAAATAGTACGTGGACCAAAAACTTCAGCTTCCGCTTCCATTAGGTCTGGCACGTATTGTTGCGCCCAGCCTTGTCCAGCTGATGACGCTAAGTCTAAGTAGTTTGTTGCAAGCGCTTGCTGTTGAGCAGCAGGAACACTATTTAACAAACCACCAGGATTTGAAATTGCCATAATTTTGTAATTTTAATTGTTAATTTTTGTTTTTAATTCTAAATTTAAAGTCATTTGAATTATTACCTAACACTTTTACTTTTGTGCCGCCTGTATTAATCTGACTATTAAACTCTTGTCTTGGATCCATACTAACGTTTTTAGATTTAGCGATACTTTCTTTTAAAGCATCGGCCTTACCTTGTTCGTAAAAATGTTTTGCAATAGCATCAGCGTTCATGGCTGTAAACAAAGATTTATGATAACCTTTGGTATCCTCCATTTCATTATTTTTATTTAAGAACTTCTTAACAAAATTATTAATGTCACTTTGATTTTCTTTAACAGAACTAGTATCTTTTATATTGTATCTAAATCTTTTGTCCCCAACGTTATATTCAAAACCTTTGAATTCTTTGTTAAACAGTTGATTAGTTTTATTTAAAAAAGTACGAGTTTGTTTTTCAGCTATTTGTTGCTGTTCTTTTGACTCTTTGTTGTATCTATTGAAAAAATTAATAGCTTTCTGTTGTTCTTTTGTCAACTTGTTGCCATATTGTATTTCTTCATAATACTTGGTTTTTGCACCTTCTAAGTGCGACTTTGCTTGAGCAACTTGCTCTTTCAAAGCTAGTTTTTTTCTTTTTATATCTATATCTTCATCCACTTCTTCGTCAAAAGAAAAAGCATCTTCCATCATAAAGTCTATTTCTTCTGAGTTTAAATGTGGTTTAGTTTGTTTATAAAATTCTCTTAATAACGATAAGTTATCTAATTGAGAATAATCTTGATTTAATCTTACATAGTCTTCTAAGCTACCGCCAGTTTCGTTCATAAACTCTACAAGCTTTTCTATGTTTTCTGGAAGTGGTTTGCCAGTTTCTTCAGCTTCAGCTACAGCTTCTTCTATTTCTTCTGTAAGTTCTTCAACTTGCTCTTTTACTTCTTCTTCTTCTTGTTTTATTTCTTCTACAATCGGTGGTTCTTGTGCTTCTGCTTCCGGTTGTACTTCTTCTTGTTTTTGTGCGGGCTCGGCATCTTTAAGCTCTGTAACCACTCCTGCGTTGTCAGTGTTATCTTCAACAGGTTCTTCTTTAGGTTCATTTTTTTCTTCTAGTTTTTTATCTAAATTTACCTTGACAACATTGTCTTCGTTGTTTTGTTTTTTTTGACTAAGATCTACCTTAGTAACATTTTCTGTTTCTTTTTTCTTTTTTGCCATAATATAATATAATAATAATTAATAATTTTATCTAGGTCCGAACTGAGACATATCACCTATTGATTCTCCTCCTAATATATCATTACCTGCAGATTCAAATTGTTTAGCTGATTGATTGCCTTTTCTTTGTTCTATTAATTCGGATTGTTGACTAGCTTGTATTCTAGTTCTTTCGTCTTTACGATCTTCTTTTTGTTTTTCTCTTAATCTTAAGTTTTCAGTTTCAAGACCTTTTAGTCTCATGTTAAACTCAAATTCTAACTGCATTAACTGTTGCTTTGCTTGAATTTCTTGCTGCATTTTTTGCAACTCTAATTGAGCTTTTAGTTGTTCTAACTGGGCCTCAGATTGAGTAAGCGCTTGTTGTTTTTGTACTTCCATTTGTGCCGCGGCCTGTTGTTGTTGCGCGTTAGCTTGTGCTTGTGCTTGCATATTTTGTTGTTGTCGTAGTTGATCGTCTTGCATTTTTTTATTTCTACGAATTTTTAAAACTTGATTAGCAAGCTTAACATTGTTTATTTCTCTTACATCTATAGCGTCTTCTAAATCTATAGTTTGCTGTTGTAACGCCATTTGTATGTTGTTTTCAAGCATTGCTTTTTCTTCGTCATCTGGCATTAGCTCTATAAATATACCAAAATCATACAAGTGTAGCTCTGACATTTCTTCTAACGTAGCAACATTATGAACACCTATACTTTGTATAAAAGCATCTCTTGTTGGTGAATATTCTATAATATCAGATATTCTAAGTGATAACTGCTCTGCAACTTCTGCTGTTAAAAATAAACCAGAATCTAATATATGTCTTGTGGCTGTGTTACTATTAGCTGCGGCTATTTTTTGTATACCAACTAAAGCTCTGTCATCTGGCGTACTACCATCTCTAGCTTCATTTAACCCGGTTACATCTCTAATCATCTGTAAGTAATAATTATAATTACCTATAAGAGCTTGTATTTTATTACCACCACTACCAGACGTTATTTCTTGTATTGGAACTTTACCAGGATTCATATCTCCATCAGATGTAAATGACCTACCAATTACAGAGCCAGTTTGGAAAAACATGTTTAAAGCTTCTTGTGGATTATAGTTAGTGCCATTACCTAAATCTATTTCAGCAAGTCCATCTGCGTCTAAATAAACACCATCAGGTATCATACGCGACATCACTTGCTGTAACTTTAAATGTGTAAGCTGAATCATATCAGCAAAACCAGTAATTCTTTTTACTAAAGAGTCTATATTGCCCTTGTACATACGTGGTGCTACTATACTATAATTCATTTTAACTTTAGTATAATCGCTTTTTGGCCTCATCATATTTTTAGCCATTTCCCATTTAACAAGTTTGTTAGTGCCAACAATCATAGCACCTTCATATAAAACCTCTATAATTCTATCTAGTCTAGAAAAATCACCTTCCATACCTTCAGGTGGATTAAATTGGTCATCTTTTTCTATTGCTTTATTACCACCACTACTTGTTTCTTTCACTTTATACACTTCGTTCATATATGTTTTATAATTAAAATATAAAACTTGAACTTTATTAGTGTCAAACTCATCATAACTACTAGCGTTTTTGTAAGAGTTGTTTGTATATAACGATCTTGAACTTATTATTTCTTCTAAATCTGATTGTTCTAAAAAAGGAAATTGTTTTGCTAATTCATTTATAGGTATCGTTTTTACTTCACCGACATAATATATATCTTCAAAATAAGGAGATTCGCTATAAGAATAAACCAAATCAGCAGGATCAACATATTCTATTTTAGCACCTTCCGAAGTTGTAAAGTTTGTTTTTACAGCACCAATTCCTAAAACAGTTAAATCTCTATAAAATCTTTTTTTAATTAAATCGTATCTATTGCCATCCATTAAAACATTTATAGCTTGCTCTTCTGCTATTTCTACAGCTTGTTTATAAGAAAGCTGCATGTGTAACTCTAACTCTTCTTGTGTTTCTGGCAGCTCATTAGGATTGTTTTCATATAGATTTATGTTAAAGTTTTCCTGAACAAAATCGTTCATTTCTCTGCTATTCATGTCATCTATAATAGACATCATGTATTGAGTTCTTTTTTCTACCCCATAAGGATCTTGAGAATAAGCTTTTACTTCATATGTTCTTTCTGATATACCGTTTACAACTATATCTACAAACTTAGGTATTATAGGTACTGGTGTCCAGTCTAAATTTAAATAACTTAAATCTCCATTAATAGATAGCTCGTCTTTATATTTTTGAATTGATTGATTACCTTCAGCATATAATCTTAACCTATGAAAATCGTTATAATGTTTGTGGTACCTGTTAATACCTTGGTCTTTATTGAACCACTCGTGTTCTATAGCCTTAGCAACTTTTAATCCATAGTCATAACTAAGTTTTTCTGCATCACTTACAACTTGACTCGGGAAATAATTGTTAATATACTCTGCCATCTGTTATTTTATTATTTTAGATGTATTACCAGTATTAGTATACTTAGCAATACTTATGTTTAATTTGTCTCTTTCAATTTTAGCGTTTGGCCTATATAAATTTCTATTGCAAGCCATAACGGCTAGTCCAGAACTTATTGTTGCATCAAACTTAGTTCTTTTTGTTATATCAAATCTAGCCCAATCGTTTAGTGTTTTATTAAAATATATATTACCGTAAACACCATCTTCTAAATGCCCAACGTGTTGTTGTACATACATCTCAACAGCTGCAGCATGTGCTTGCTTTATATCTTCACTAGAGTTTGGTATACCACCTATTTCTTTTTCTGTTGTTGATAATTTATTCCAAAGTCTATCAGGTCTATTCATACTATAACCTCTATAACCTCTACGTCTCAAGTGGTATAATAATCTAGGTTTGTTGTTTTCTGCAAGCAATGGCATACCATAAAATACTAGTGCCATTAAAACGTCTTCAAAAAATATTTCTGCGGTTTGTGGTCTTGCTATATATTCTAAAAAAAAGTGGTTTGGAGGCGCATCTTCCATACTAAACTTTGTTAAGCCGTGTAAAGCACCATTAGAGCCTTTACCATCTACGGTTCCTGATATATCGTAACTATCACATCCAAAAGCACCCATGTGTTCGTTACCCGGGTACTTAATACCTTTCTTAACTATTATTTTGTTTTGCAAATGATTTGGTGGAAACCAGCTTACATTAAATCTACCTTTTGGATCTGGATAAAATATAACTTGTGTATCTTTTATTCCATTTACCCATTGAAAATTACCAGTATTTACGTTGCCTTGAGCACCAATACCTTCGTTGTAATCTATTTGTTCGTATATTTTTACTAAATTAAATATACTATTTTTTGCTTCATCTCTAAATGCGTGTTCTTCAGTTCTTGGGAACTGTCTGTAAAACTCATTTAATGCGTCTTGGTCATTTTTTAAACCTTCTGCCTCGTTATCCCAGTGATCAATTATACCGTAATCTATTAGTTCGCCATCTGGCCCGAAGACATCATGATCAGGCATATGATAGACTGGTTGTCCGTATTCGTCAAGAAATCCTTCATAGTTCCATTCCATTGGGACAAAAAGAGAATATAAACCAGACTTTGTCTGTCCATTGCGGTTTCTTTTTGTAACATCTGAATCATAATATAATTTTTTAAAATTATCACCTCCTTTGTCTAGGGCATTACTAGTACTACCCATCATACACTTACCTATAACTCTACTACCAAGTCTAAGGCAAGTTTTTGTTACTCTCCAGTTGTTTAATATATTGTCTGGTCTTTCCCATTTACCACTTTCATCATGTACAAGTAAAGCTAGTTTTTCACCATCGTAACTATTGTCACCAGTATTTTTCCAGTCAATGGTGGTATCAAGTCCAACTAAATCTTCTTGCTGTTCATTTGCAACAATTTTTTTACGTGTAAACTTACTTGCAGGTACACGGTAAGCAAGTTCAGATTTAGGTCTATCCATACCGTCTTGTATCGGTTTAAAAAAGAAAGGGTAGTTAACCGATATTGGGACAACTTTATCTGTAAACATTTTTTTAGCATCTGAACCTGATTTAGAAAGTATCCCATATCTACTATCACTTGATATTGTTGCTAAATTAACTGTTTCAGCAGATGACATAAAAGAAAAGCCTGAACGCCTGTTCTTTAAGTAGCACATACCATAACATCTCTTATCTGCTTTGCATGCTTCCCAAAATATATAAAATAATCTATTTGCTTCTCTATAGTCCGGAGCACCTACATCTATTTTGCTCCATTGTAAATACATATAATGGCTACCAGTAATATATGTTGGTGTTTTATTGTTCATAAACCAAAAGCCTTCTTCTCTTCGTTTAAACTCTTCGTTTATGTAATCATACCACTGTTCTTTTTGTTCTTCAGGATATGATCTCCAATCAAATATATTTTTAAGTTTACTTAATTCTTTTGGGTATTCTATTTTTTGCCATCTAGAGGATTTATGCATGTGCACTTGCACTGGTTCCAACGGCAGGCCGATACGCAAATTTTGTATTTCAAGTATTTGCCCAATTTTACCAGTTTTTGATATAATGATAATATCATGTTCTTTATTGTATCCATATTTCCATTTTTTAGTGCGGTTTAATCGCGTTATTGTTGTTTTTTTTATAGGTTCTACAACCTTTACTAAACTTTGCTCGTACATTACTTAGATCTTCCTTCTGCAAATCCTTTGAATATT